GAAAGTGTTGATAATGTTTTGCGACTTTTAATTGGTACTGCTAATCCTGTTTATTTTAGTGGTACAGGTTTTACATCTGTTGCAACTACTGGTGCAGCTTTCTATTTTTCTGGTGCTTCCGCAACTGTACCTACTATGATACCACGTAGAAGTGATTCTGATACAGGAGTTGGAAGTGCTGCCATAGATACTCTGTCATTAATTGCAGGAGCTACAGAGATAATGCAGCTTGGTCTTGCAGGTGCAGTTTACCTTCCTACTCTTGGAGATGATGATACTGAGGATCACCTTGTAGCTATTGATGATAGTACTGGTTTATTGACCAAACGATCTGTAGCAAGTATAAGTGCAGGTGTTAGTTTTGGTTCTCAATATCAGATACCGTTTATGAACGCTGGTGGTACAGATTTTGATTATTCAAGTACTTTTAAGTTTGCCGGTGCTACGAAAACAGCAGGAGCATTTTATACTGGAACAGACGATCCTACTAATACTAACAGGTTAAATCTTGACGCACAGTTTCATGTAACAACTCTTTATGCAGCAGAAGATTTAAATGTAGATGGAGAAAGTAATCTTCATACTAGTACGAGTATTTACCATTCAGATGATGATTCAAGAATTGTTCTTTATACTCAGAGTTCTGCTTTAGGTCATATTTATTTTCGTGATAATAGTGCTGCTGCTTACAAAGATTTAGCATTTGGTAATATTTCTTCACCAATTATGTATGTTAGTGGAGTCTCCAACAGAGTTGGTATAAATGAGACTACTCCTTCGGTAGATTTGGACGTTACAGGAATAGGCAGAGTAACTGATTCATTCTTTGTTGGTAACACTACAGCAGGAAAATTCGGTACATCGTATATGAGAGTAAGTTCTACTACGGCTTCAACATATTCCGTATTAGCAGTTGGTGGAAATAGAAGTGGAAGTGATTTTGTTGTTGGAGATATTGCTTTTCTGAATGAGTCTTCCAGTGAAGCATTTAAAAGAATAGCATACATTCGTGGTGCAAGAGATGGAAGTGATAATGGTGGTAGACTTCAATTTAATGTTATGAATAGTACGCCAACTGTACAACTTGCTATGGAATTAGATACAAATGGATACTTCTACTTACATTATATACGGAATCTTACCAATACAAATTATTTACGATATAATTCAGGTACAGGGGAAGTTACATATTTGAGTTCTTCTGATGTGCGACTAAAGGAGAATATCGAATTATGGGAACCTGACTCTTTATCCTTTTTAGTCAAGCAAGATTTGATTAAATTTGATAGGATAGATGGATCGAGTCAGGGAGAAATTGGTTGGAACGCTAATCAAATGAGTGATCTAATGCCTGATATGACTTGGTTGGATAAGGAAGGTCTTATTCATTTTAAAGATGCTCATCTTCCAATGCACTTCCATAGAGCTATCAAACAACTTGCTGATCGTGTTAAAGAACTTGAAACAGAACTCGAACAACTTAAAAATTAAAAATTAGTGTTATGAAGAAATTAATTTTAATTTCTGTATTTATTTTAATCGGTTTGATGGGATGTTCACAGACTGTTATTAATATTAAAGGAAGAGTAACTATTGTAGCTGATACTGTCATTGTAGTTCCTAAAGTTCCTGAAGTTCCTGAAATTCCCGAAGTTCCTGAGCTTGTTGATACTGTCGAATATATAAATAGTCTGATCGGTGTTGGAGTTAATGGACATTATATAATCAGAAATGGTGAGATGGATTGGGAAGAATCATATTTTAAAGAGTTAGCAGATGCAAATTTTAATTCAGTCAGAGTTGTACTTTTAAGAGGAAGTATAGATTATCCTTTATCTACTGCACAGTTGAATGAATTACAGAAAGCAATAGATTTTTGTATCGAATATGGTTTATTTCCTGTAATAGATTATCATTCTATTCCGTTATGGTTCGAAAGTTATACTGATGCACAAGGACAGGTTTTAGTTCAAAACTTAGGTTTAATTGCTAATCGTTTTAAGCACTATGATTATGATGCATTAGCTTATGAAGTAGCTAATGAACCTGTTTATATAAGTAGTAGTACTTGGAATCCTCTGTTAGCTGATGCTGTTGCTGAAATAAGGATGTATGATACTGAGAAAGCTATTCTTGTATCACCGTTAATTTGGGCGCACATAGAAGGTTTAATAAAAGAAACATTTATATTACCGGATGATGATAGATTGATCCTTTCCATTCACTATTATGAGCCTCATTGGATGGTATTTCAGAATTGTCCGTGGGATGGTAGTCAAAATGGAGAGGCTTATGCAGGTACAGATTGGCAGAATATACAACCAATGATAGATAATCTGGAAGAAATATTTGAACCTGTATTCGATTTTCAACTTGCTAATGATAGTATTCCTGTAAACATTGGAGAGTGGGGTAATGTTATTTATGCAGATGCGGATAACAGGATCAAACATGGAACTATGATGGGAAGATGGTTTGAGAGTAAAGGTTTTTCTCACATGATTTGGGATTATGATCAATATTTTGGAGTGATGAAAAACCCAACGTTAGGAGTAGATTCACCGAGGGAGTTTTATCCGGGTCTTACAGAAGCTATTACAACTGATCCTTTAGTACTTAATGATTATACATCTGAAGTTTTAATACAGGAAGGTTTTAGTTCTATAGGAGAATGGTCTACGTATACAACAGGTGGTGGTGCAGTTTCGCTTTATGTGAGTAATAACGAGTTGGTAGCAAATGTAACTGGTACAGATTATAACTATTTGAATGTAAGGGTCATGACACCACGGTTTGATCTTGAAAAAAATAGTGTATACAGGGTATCCTATACAGTAAGATCAAGTGTTGTTAAAACTATAGCTCATAAATATTCCGGAGATCATTCATGGTATTATACTTATGATTTAGGTAGTATAAGTACAACCAGAACAAATACATATATAATGCCTACTGACACTCAATATAATACACGTTTGGAATTTCTCTTAGGAGTAGGAACTGGTGTATTTTATATAGAGGATTTTATCTTAGAAAAATTAACAGTTAATTAAAAATAAATATCATGGCAAAAACATTAATAGCAGGACAAACTGTTACAAATCAGTATGGTGATGTATGGGATGCAGCTATATTGGTTGCTGATCAAATTCAGCTCGATTTTAGAACTATGACCTTTAAATTTCGTGTAGATATTTATAAGGATATTGCTGCACGGACAGGAGGTATGAAACCTATATCTGATTGGTATGCACTTGATCAGGCTACATTCTTAGCAAATTTTGATCCGTCACTTGCAGCAACAACTCTGGATAATCAGTCAGAAGATTATGCGTTGATTATGACTGATCCTGAACTACCGGGATTGTTGTACGGAGATCAATTTGAATAATTTATTGTTTAATTTAAAATACTTATTATTATGAAACTAGAATTAATAGTGGCTAACGAAGAAGCATTGAAGACCCTTGTAGAAACCAAGTTTGATGATGCACAGATAGCTTGGGATTTATCAGAAGCATTTGATGATGTAGAGAAGGTTATAACTAAGTTTCAAAAGAAACGAGACGCATTTGTTAAAAAAGTTGGAACACCTGATAAAGAGAATCCGGAGCGTTTCAACATTGACGATCCTGAAGCATTTCAAGAAGAGATGCTTGAACTCTTGGCTGTAGAAGTAGATATTAAATTTCCTTCTATACCTATTAGCAAGTTGAAAGGCTTGAAAGTATCAGTAAAAGAAATCCGTAGTTGGAAAACTCTTGGAATTATTTCAAATGGAAAACCTCTTGAAATTAAAGAGATTGAAAAAGTTGGAGACAAAGCTGCGGATACTATTAATAAATAATAACATAAATCTATGGCAGCAACGGTAGACGATATTAATGGTTACTTATATAATATAAGATTAGCCTTTGTGGAATATGGAAATAGTCTTGCCAATGCTCAACGGTTAGGAACAACTCATTTGGAGTGTTCTATGATGAAATTTCGCGTTCTCAGATACTTTGTCCGGATCATGGTTGACTACTTTGATTCCGATGATTATGAGAACGTAAATTTCTTCACACCTGCTGAGGCAAGAGATGTCGCTCAACAGATAAATAATATTTGTCATACGGAATTTATGATTGACTTTTAAATCAAAAGTGATGTACAACGTAACACTTAACGAAATAGCTTATAGCATCTTCGAGTCTGTCAGAGGTAAATTATCAGATGATGATAATATTGCAATAGAGCAGATCAAAGACATGGTACATAATACCAGAGCTAAGTTACTCAAACAGAAGTTTGATAAAAATCTCAGGGTAATTGATGATGGTTATACTCAGTCTCTTGGAGCTATCGAAGTTGAGTTAGTTGACTCTTCTATACATACAACTCTTCTTTCTGATAAGCATGTATTAAGAACAACAGTGGATATTCCTGAGACGATAGATCGAAGAAACTATGAAGGTACATTTACCAGAATTGGACCTGCTGATAGACTTTCTCATAAATTTAATCTTGTTAGCTATGACCGTGCTATTTATTCAGGTAATGGACGATTTAACAGGAATGAAGTATATGCTTTTTTATTGGATAATAGGGTTAATTTGATTGGTGATGGTATCTATTATAAGGCTATTCAATTTATAGATGTGGTTGGAGTATTTCAAAATCCTTCACAGGTAGCACAATTTACAGATATTAGTGGAAATAGTCTTTACTCTGATGATGCAAGGTATCCGATAAGCAGAGCTATGAGAGATGATATTGAAGGTATAATTATCAAAGATCGTATTGCTATACAATCACAAGCTCCGAGTGATGTGATCAATGATGCAACAGATACATTAGATGCAGGAGAAATCAGGGCTTAAAAATATTTATAGGTTTTATAAACCTACCTCTTATAAATCTGTTCCATTTAACGTTTTTAAGCGTGTATGGACGACGTTTATAACTGAAGTGATGAAAGACATCATTCAAGGTGGGAAAGACTTCTCAATGCCTTCGCTAGGCTCTATAGGTATAAGGAAACAGAAAGTGATAGTTGCAATGACTCCGGAAGGGGATATTGATAAAAGATATTTGAGACCTGATTGGAAAGCAACTAAAGATTTATGGAGCAGGGATAAAAAAGCTAAGAAGAACAAACAACTTGTATTCCACTTGAATAAACATTTCAATGGATTCAACTGTAAATTTGTTTGGGATAAAAGAACTTGTTCAGTTGCTAATAATACAGCTTATTCTCTGATAATGACCAGAGAACATAAGCGTGAACTATCAAGAGTCATTCAGGATGAAAATATAGAAGTTGATTATTATGAACAAAAACCTAGAGTAAGACATGAGCAATAGAACTGAAATTACCAAAGAAATTGCTAATGATGGTACTGAAAGTATCACGTATAGCAAGACATGGGAATCTAATGGTATAAGTCATCGTAAGGAAGTACGGAAAGTTGAAGGTGGTTATATTATTAATGAATCCAAATATGGCAGACCAAAAGATCAGGGAGAAGATGCTGATTACGTTGAGGAACGTAGAGAGTATGTTACTACTGAAAATCCTTTAGAGAAGAAAAAGGATGAGACTGAAGATGAAAAAATGTTCGATTTTATTGATACACCAATGATGTAAAACATATAACGATGAGCTTAACAAACAAATACGTTGATGTAGCTTATATTATTGAACGTGTCTATAGAGATAATGGATTCGATCTTGAAGTTAAATACGATGAAGTAGTTGAATGGGTGTGGGATATAATATCACTTATTGGTGCACCTCAACCTTTGATTGATAGAATTACTGATGGAAGTGATACTATGCCTAAACCAATAGACATAGTAAACTTCCGTGGAGAACTTCCTAATGATCTTCATTCGGTTTATTTAGCACGAGATTATGATACAAAAATGCCAATGGTCTGTAAATCAAGTTCTTTTTTGAGGGATATGGATCAGCTATTTGTAAGAGAGTCTCAATATAGCTACACACTCAATAATAACTATATCTTCACATCCTTTGAAGAAGGACAGGTAGAACTGCATTACAAAGCATTTCCTACAAACTCATTAGGGATGCCGATGGTTCCAGATGATATTAAGTTCATCATGGCTGTACAGGCATACATTAGTGAAAGAATAGGATTCAGACTTTGGATGCAGGATCACATAACTCGTGACAAATATCAGAAGCTCGAACAAGAACGAGCATGGTATATAGGAGCTGCTGGTACTAAAGCGCAGATTCCATCTATCGACGAAATGGAGAGCATTAAGAATAGATTCCTGAGACTTAAAACTCAGATTGATCTTCATGATGCTTCATTTATTTATGCTCCTGATAGTGAGAGATTAATACTTCACAATAATATTGGAAGATAATGGGTAAAGTTGTAAATAGTTTTGGTGGAGGGATGAATCAAGATTTGTCCAAGAATAAATATGGTAATCAAAATTACTATGAGGCTAATAATGTCCGGATATTTACTCAGGATGGATTAAGTAGTGGTGCTCTTGAAGATATGGAAGGTACAATTCAACGTGTTGACCTTTCAGGTATTAGTGGTAGTGCAAGAATTATAGGAAGTACCATTATGAGAGATAAGATTATTATGTTTATTACAACTAATGGAGGTACTGCTCCAAATGGATCAAGTACTGAATGGATATTGCAAATTCCAATCGAAGATATTGAATCTCTTACAGGAACTGATGATTTTACTCCTTCCAGTGCTTATGTACATAATGGAGGAAATGTAATATACACAGGTAATCTTTACTTTTCTACAATAAATCCTATTCAGGCTGTTTCAAGATATGAAAATGAAGTTATTCAAAAAATTTATTGGATAGACGATTATAATCTTTTGAGGTATTTAAATATTATATGGAACGCTGATACAAATGATCTTGATAATCTTCCTGAGGATCATCTTGAAGTAATTGGTGATTTTGATCTTACTCAACCTAGTGTAGCTACATTAGCAGGACTAACAGATGGTAATTTACTTTCAGGAAGAATACAGTATGGTTATCAATTATACACTCTTAATGGAAATCAAACTATTATAAGTCCTTTGAGTGATCTTGTAAATCTTAGTGAAGTAGATGGAAAAGGTTCTGAAATAGGAGAGAATACCGGACGCGGAGTTAATGGTTATGTTAGTATAACTTCTACCAATTATACCAGAATACGATTAATAGCTGTTCATTATACCGAACCTAATATCGAACCTGAAATAAGAGTATTTGAAGAACGAACTATTGACCCTGCTGGTGATGATGTATACTTTGTTGATGTAGGAAGTAGTATTGCAAGTCTTACTCTTGAGGAATTTAGGATATTACAAACTACTTTATTTAACGCAAAGACACTCGAAACAAAGGATAATATTCTCTTTGTAGGAAATACTACTGAAGATAGTTTTGATGTAGATTATGATGCAAGAGCATATCGGTTTGGTGGAGTAGAAACTAATGCTGCTGCTGCTAATTTTAATGAAAATATTAATCGTCGAAGAACTTCTCTTATCCATGATGGAGACCTTATTGCTCATTATGTTATTGCTGGTTATGCA